ACGGTCACGGTGATCCCGTCCGCGCCGGTGCCCTTGTTCAGTGCGTCCACCAGAGCGTTGAAAATCGGTATAATGACTTTTCGGGGGATTTCCTCCACTTTTTTCTGCATTTCCAGGGCGCTGAGGTTCGGTGTGTTTTCCTGCCCCACAACACCTTTGTTAGTCAGGTCGGCATCCTCGATTCTTTTAAATGCCATTTGTGCCTCCTTTGGTTGCGGCGGCTGCCATGCAGCAGCCGCCGGGGATGATTAAACCAGAAGGATGGCCTGTACCTTGATGGTGTTCGCGCCGGTGATATGCACCTTGCCTTTGTGCTCACCGGTGGTGATCTTAAAAGCACCGCTGTCCAGCTCCACGGCAGTGCCGTTCTCGCTGGCGGTAACAGCCATATCGCTCACACCCTGAATACCGGTACCGGCCTTGATGGTAGCTTCACCGCTGCCGCTCAGAATGATAACGGTTTTGGTGTCCTGGCCGGTGAAGTCCACATAGGCGCCGTCGGTCTGATCCAGCGCGGCTGCTGCTTCCAGTGTCAGACCTTCGTTCAGATTTACTTTCTGAAGCTTTACCTCAGTTGCTGCCATTGTTCACATCTCCTTTCTTACTGCGGCTTCACGTTCAGCACGATCATTTCCTTGGGGCGCACGATCTTGGAGCCGTACAGCACATAACCCTTTACCGCGTCAGCAAACATCTTTTCCGGCCGGTAAGCCTCCACATGGGTCTTGGGATTGCAGAAGGCAATGGCTCTCTTGGTGCGCACCATAATGCGTGTATCCCCACTGCTTACGGCCACGTTGTTGCTCAATTTGATGAAGATGTTGCCGTACCGGTAAACCTTACCATCCTTCATCATCTTGCTGTTGTCAGTGTCCAGCTCCAGATACCGCTTTTTCATGCGCATCCAGTACCAGGGGGGCACAACTGCAATGATCTTGTCGTTGGTGGATACATCGTTTTCGTACAGCTTCTGGGCAGCCATATCCAGCAGATCCAGCGCATTTTCCGAAGTTGCAACTTCAGAAGTTTTGTTGTGCAGCACGGCCAGCCGGTCCAGCGCCAGCTTGGCAATGCTCTTGTCCATTTCGCCGGCACACTTCAGCGATGCCTCATCGCTCAGGGCACCCATAACATTGCCCACAGACTGTGCTTTGTCGATGTCACCGACCATGTAGTTGAAGTGGGACATCGTGTCGATCAGCAGAGTGGTGCTGGTGCTCTCCACGTTTTCCGGATCCTTCAGAACAACGTTTTTGTCATTGGTGGTGGTCACGGTGGGGGAGCCCACGCCCAGAATTCGAACGCTGTCACCCTTCTCCTCAACGTCGCCCTCATAGTCTCGGTTACAGTCTTCCGCGAAAACCATATTGCGTTCCAGTTCCCGCTCAATGTTTTCTCGCCACACCGTGGGGATAAAGTTGTTGTAGCTCATTTATTTCCTCCTTACTTCCATCTCTTCATGCTTTTGTTGATGACATCCAGGTTTTTCTTGACCTCCGCCTGACTCATTTTCTGGACTTCCTCTTTGGTGAAGTAGTCCTTCGGCTCGTTCCCGCCGGTGGCCACGGCACCCATGCTGGGCGGCTGCTTGCGGCCAGCGTTGCGCTTGCGGCGGATTGCCTCATAAGCACCCACCGCATCCAGCTGGCCGGTGGCCATAAGCGCCATGAAATCCTCGCCCAGATCCATCACAGACTTGGCCTGTTCGTCGGGATAGGCAGCTTTGATGGCTGCCATATCCCGGCTGAAGGTCTCTTCCATCTGCCGCCGCTGGAACTGCTCCAGCTGTGCCCGCATGCCCAGAACTTCCGGGTCGGTCTGCTTGATCCGCTGGGCGGCCTCTTCCGCAATCTTCTGATACTGGTCCGGCTCCATCCCTGCCTGCCGGGCCCGCTGTGCCGTCTCCGCTTTCTGTCTCCACGCGGAAAACTCCGCGGGGTTTTCGAACGGTTTGCCGGTTTCCGGGTTCGGGATGTTGCCGACCAGCTGGCGGAAAAGCTGATTCTGGAGCGCCTGGATCACCTCAGGGCTTACCTGAGACTGTTCCTGTTTGGGTTCTGCGCCGCCCTGGCCGCCATCTTCGCCGGTCGGCTCGGTCTGGCTCTGCCCGCCCTCCTGGCCTTCTTCATTGGTGGAGCCTTCAGAGGGTTCCTCAATGCTGCCTTCCCCCTCCGGGGCGGTCTGCTGTTCTGCGGTCTGCTGTTCCAAAGTTTCCTCAAACATGTCCGTTTTCTCCTTTCGTTTTCTATGCAAAGGGGAATCCCCCTGGCACCTTAGTTCAGCTGCGTTTTTGCAGTTTCCACCACGCGGCCATAATTGGCGCACTGGGGATTCCTGCACACAAATTCCTGCTTGATGAAGATCAGCGTTTTGGTGTCGGGAGAATCGTCTCCCTCGGCCTCATATCCGCTGCCCTCAATCCGCATTTCGCATTTGCACAAATTGCAAAGCATCTGTTCACCTGCTTTCTGAAAAACAAAAAGAGCCGAAACGCACTGGATCACTCCAATGTGTTTCGGCTCAGGCTCAAAGGCTCAGGCTCACTTCCTGTTTGTATTCACTTCAACGATTTGGCGGCATTTGCCGCACTTGATGTACACTCCACTGCAATTCGCCCCAGGCGCTACCTGTAGCAGCTTTTTCCCGCAGAGCGGGCACTTATACCATTCCAACGGGAACACCCCCCATCTGCGCCTGTGTGTCCTGCATGGCGGCCGTTGTATCCATTGTGGCTCCCATGGCCATCAGCTGCTGCATTTGCTGGGCCTGCATCGCTTCCTGTGCGGCTTTCCGCTGATCCAGAATCTGCTGCAGTTTCTCCTTGGGAACGCCGCTGTTATCATCCAGCACGCTCACGTATTCTTCAAAGGTGATGTGCCCGGCCGCCAGCGCATTTTCCAGGCTCAGCTCCCGGCTCAGTACGCTGTAAGGGTCCACCGGGCTCACATCGATTCTCACGGATACTTCCAGCGCCTCCATGATTTGGGCGGGAATGAATGCGCTCACCGGATTTTGCTGATCGTCCTTAAACTCAATGGACATTCCTTCCGTGCTGTAGACCTTCCAAAGATCCATCCAGATCAGCGCCAGGTCTTCCACGAACTGCTTGTACGCGCTCATCTGTTCGTTCAGCGGAAGGGCGCTCTGGTCTCTGGCCGCCTTGATGGCCTCGCCGCTGGTTTTGGTGGGGTCCACCTGACCGGTTGCAGCGTCACCGGCACCCTCAAGCTCCCGGCTCTGGGTCAGGATTTCCGCCTGCATTGCGGCAGCGTCGTTGCTCATGGGAGCGGGGTTGATGTATCCCACCATGGAGCTGATGGGGTTTCCGCCCAGATTTCTCACCTTTACAGTGGAGCCAACTTTTTGCAGGGATTCCGGGTTCTGCACCTTCTGGCTGTCCACAACCGCTGTCGGGTATCCGTATCGCTTCACGCTGATGCTCCGCCGGGCCAGTGTTTTGTTGACCTCGATCTGGTTCGGGATCAGCCGCTCCACAACGCCAACACCACGGGAGCTCCTGTGCTTTACGTCCCATACCATTCCGGCGATTGGGTAGTGCTTCATGCCTGCCAGCGTCTGCATGGGCTGATACACCACACTTCGAACGCTGCGGCAAAAGCTCACACCCGCCTCGGTTTTCTCCATGTACAGCAGGCTGATGCACTTGCCTTCGTCGGTTTTCACCTCTTCGGTGGTATCATCCCCCGAAGCAAGATCCTCATCGCTCACGATCAGCTCGATCTCATCGTCCGGCACGCCGTTCTTCTTGGCTTCCCTCCGTACAGATGCCACCGGCACCCGCTCTCGGATGATGATCCATTCCTGCTTTTCCCGGTCTTTCTGCTGCTCGTCCGAAAAATAGATTTCGTCCTTGTCCACCAGCTGCATGGTCAGTCTGGGGCTCAGATCTACGGCCACGCTTTCGGTGGGGGACCGCTCATCGTAACAATACAGGTAGTGGTCACCTGTGATGCAGGCATTCTTGATGATTTCCCACTTTTTGCTGTCCATCTTGCCCTTTTCCCACTGGGCAGCCGCAAAGCGGGTCAGTGCATCGCACACATCCCGCATGGTATCATCATCGGTCATGCTGTTGTAGATGATGGCAGTGTCGTTCATGGCCACTGTGCCGATCTGGTATTTGCAGATCGGCTTAATGAAGTTCAGCACCGGCAGCGTTTCGCCGCCGGTCTTTGCACCATCCCACTGATTTCCTTCGTAGAAGTTGTGGGCACGCTTTACGGCCTGGTGCATATTCAGCCGAAGATGCTGGTTCTTCGCCTGCTCATACCGCTGCCAGATTTTCGTTTTTACTTCGGTCTCTTCCACTTCCATCACCTCACTTGTAATAGCCCGTTTCCACGAACTCAATGTTGATGTGCTCCAGGCCGAACGGCTCGTTCAGAGCGTCGTTCTCCACTCGGAAGGCTGCCTTGTCCACCTTCTTGATTCGAATCTTCTGGCCAATGGTCTGGGGCGTCGTGTCAGTGCTCCAGCTCCATTTATCCCAGGTAATTTGTGACCAGTCAAAATATCGGGCGGTGGTATCGTCGAAGAACTGTTCTTCCCACAGCCCGTTTTCTCTGGCCCAGGCCTTCACGCTGGTGGCGACAGCCGCCGAGATTCCGACGTAGAACTGGCTGAACGTTTTGAACCGGTGGAAGTTCTTGCCGAAAATATCCGGTGTAGTCCAGCATGCGTAGATCGGTGCGCCGTCATCGTTATAGCTCTGCTGGCTGGTGGGGTCAGTATAAAACGCCCTAATATGGCCGCCGTCGCTGCCGAAGTACAGCACATTGTCCTCCACCCACATCACCCGGGCGGGAATGCCGGTGCAGAGGAAGCCGGCATATTGCCGGTTGGAATACGGTGCGCTTTTGTCCGTCTGCAATGCCTGAAGGCCGTCCAGAATGTACGCCTTGCCGTTCAATGCAAGCCAGTACATATCTTTGTAGACGACTGCAAAAGCGTCTTTCATGTTCTGTTCCTTCAGAAGCTTTCCGTTGAGGAAGAAGCTCCGGTTCTGAGCGTACTTTTCGCCGCTGATGTCTGCGGCGGTGATAGCATACACGCCGAGTTCTGTCAGAAAGACCGGTTCGGTTGCCAGGTTGGCAAAGCTGAACTGCGCGACGGCACCTACCCCCTGAAGCATGTTCACGATGGGGAAGGTGGGCTTGTTGTCTGTCAGGTTGCCTTCTCTCAAAATTACGTTTCGCTCAGCCGCCGGGGCGTTTTTATGCGCCGCCAGCCTTGCATTTACGATGCTGTATCCCATGATCGCACTGTCACTCTGGCCCAATACGCTGTAATCCGTATCTCCCCAGTAGGTCGGGTCATTCTGTCCTGAGTACCAGTCATAGTTGATGAAATCCGGGTTTCCGGCCAGAAACAACCGGTCCGCTGCACCGTTTACGCCAAAGGCAATGCCAATGCGGCACTTGTTGATTCGGTCTGCATATCCGGCCACGGTGCGTGAAGCAATGATTTTCACATTGTCCTCGCCGCTCACCGGGCTTTTTCCCGGCGCAGTGTTGAAATTTACAATTCCTGCCGGCCGGTCAACCGTGAAATCCTGCCCTTCGCTTTTCTAGATCGGAAGAGCACACGTCTGAACTCCAGTCACACAGTGATCTCGTATGCCG